TGACCTGCCAGGGCCACCGGTATTTCATTTACCAGAACATCTTTGACATCCCCATTGACCGAATGGGACGGATCCAAGACCTCGTGATTCAGTTGCAGCGGATGGTTTCAAGGGAAGAGCTGGATGTCTTCCTGGAGAATATGGAGGGAGCCTTGAACAAGGCCGTGGATGGCACCGCCGTGAAGAACCTGGCGCAGATTGGCTTCCTTGTCGGGGAGATGCGCAGGAGGAAGGATATGCTCGTTCACCCCGAAGTGATGATGGAGTTGGCGGGGGCGGTGTTGATCCGTGAAGACCAAAACCCAGGCGAGTGGAACAACGAGTTTGAGCAGAAGAAGGTGGAGGCGTTTAGGGAAGCGTACAAGGGCAAGGAGTTGTACGATTTTTTCGTTTTAGCCGGGCTGAGTCAGTTCTTTCCCAATATAGAACATTTAGAAGAAGATTGGACAATCTTCTGGGAGATGGCCTCCTCCCGGCTGGAGCAGACGAGGGAACTCCTGAAATCCGAAATCTCGGCTCGGAACTCTACCTCAACGACTTAAATTGGCGTGAGTTCTTCGTTTTCTTAGCGAGGGGCGATATATTCCTCTACAAGGAGTATATGAAAACATCCGTTGAGGATGTCTTAACTTTGCTCAAGCATTTCCAAGAGGAAAGGCAACGCAAAGCTAAACAAGACACCAATGGCTGATAAAATATCGGTAAGTTACGATGCGAATATAGACGATATGAAGCGAAAGCTTGACGAGCTTATCGCTAAGAACAAAGAACTATCGGCCTACGCCACCGCTGCTGCTAAAGCCCTTTCCAACATCGCCTCGGCCCAAGGTCTGAGTACGATTAACAACATCAACAATTCGTTCAACACTACGGTCAATGTCTTGGCCCAGGTGAACACGAATCTCACCCAGGTCAATGCCCAACTGAACAACACGACCAACAATGTGACACGGATGGGCAATGCGGTTAGTTCGGCCAAAAATCAAATAGATGTTTTTGATAATTTGCTCAAAAGGGTTGCAGCACGAATGGCTGCCTATTTTGCTATTGAGTCAGTCATAGAATTTGGCAGGTCCATTGTTGATGTAACGAGAAAAACGGAGATACTCCAAAACAGGTTAGCCTTTGTATTTGAGTCTGGAGCCGGTGGGCAAGTGGCGTTTGATAGGCTTTACAAGGTTGCACAAAAACTTGGCCTTGAGTTTGAGCCGTTGATTGATGGGTTTTCAAAATTCGGAATTGCAGCAAAAACGGTTGGCTTCAGCTCCGCCCAGGCCGAAGAGATGTTCGTGAAGGTTTCGGCGGGTCTTAGGGCCGCAGGCGCAAGTTCTTTGCAAACTCAACGGGCATTTTTGGCCTTGGAACAAATGCTGTCCAAAGGCGTGGTTTCTGCGGAAGAATTAAGAAGGCAGCTTGGGGAAGCATTACCCGGTGCGGCCAACCTTATGGTTAAGGCTTACAATAGACTGCACCCAGAACAAGAATTGACAAACAGGCAGTTTATTAAGCTAATGGAGTCTGGGGGCATTATTTCTTCCGAAATCCTCCCCGAGTTCACGAAAGTCATTGAGGAAACATTTGCCCCTGCCCTTGCAGGCAAAGCAGGGTCGCTTGATGCGTCTTTAAACAGGGCATCAAATGCCTTTAACGATTTCAAAAGAACCATAGGCGAGGCAAATCTTACCGAAATATCCAATGCATTTACAGCCTTTGGTCAGCGTGTTGATTATGTCAAAAACATATTGACAACCCCATACGCAGAGGGCGAGGGATTTCTTGGAACGATGAAGAGCCTTCCAACGATAAGGAAGGGCATAGACATAATTGGCGCAGCAATCTTCGGGGAGACAGAAGCCGCAAAAGAGGCTCAAAAGGTTGCTGAGTTGAATTATCAATCTTTCCTAAACCGTGTTTCTGGTCTTGTGTCCAAAACGGCGAGAGAGGTGTCTAATGGTGCGGCTGAATCCATAGAGCAACTATCAAGCGATGAGTTGATGAAGGCTTTAGAGGCTCTTGAGCAAAAGATGAAGCCGTTAAGAACCAAGCTATTTCCAACGACTGAAGAAAACCAAAGAATACGGACTATGCAGGCCGCTTATTCTGATATTCTTAATGTGCTTCAATCAAAAGGCCAAAAAGAAACGCAGGTGGCTATGGATGCCGAACAAGCGTCAAAAGACGAAATAAAGTCGGCAAAAGAACTTTTGGCCCTTGAAGAAAAAAGGCTCGTAGCCACGACCGAAGGAACCACGGCCTACTACAACCAACTCGTAAAAGTTATTGAGGCACGCAAGAACCTGGCCAAGATTGAACAAAGGGACACGCCACAAGCGATGGGATTAAGCCTTGCAAAGCTTGATAAAGACCTGGAGAAGGCCCGGAAGATGGTTGAGTCCTTTGACCCGAATGTTGCCGAGGTCATTGAGGAAGGAGTCTATGTGCCACCCGTTGATGCCCTTCAGAAGTTAGACAAGGAGATTAGAAAACAAAGGGAGGACGAGCTTGAGTTAGCCATCGTTACCGCTAAGAATCTCGTTGAAACCGCGGAAGAAGGAACACAAGGAAGGGCCAATGCCGAGCAATGGTTGGCCTTGCAGGTTGCCGAGCTTGAAAAGTTTAAGGTGAGAATATCCACCGATTCCGAGGAATTGAAGGCAGAAAAAATAGCCCTCATTAATGAAAGCCTAAAAAACGAACTCAAAAACATAAACAAGGAAATTGTTGATGACTCCGTTGCATCCAACGAGAAAATAGTTGAGTTGATTCAAAAGGCCAATGACCTCATTGAGAAAACGCAATTAGACACATACAGACGGAGAAGGGCCATTGTAAAGCAACAATTTGAGGCAATGGCTAACGACATCAAAGAGGCGATGTCTCAAACGGGGGACTTTGAAGCCTTGGCCCAATTAGCCAAAGCCCTTTCAGGGGTTGAGCAGGCAGGAAAAAGTGCTATATCAAGCCTTGACTTAAACCAAGTCGGAGAAGTGATAAACGAAATTGGCGGCCTGTACTCTTCGGTAGCAAACATTCAGTCAACGCTTTTGAACAACGAAGCGATTATGCTGAAAAGACAACTTGACCAAAAGTTGATTAGCGAGGAGGAATACAATATGAAGTCGCTTCAACTTGAGAAGAAAAGGTTTGAGCAAGAGAAACAGGTTGCCACATTGGAGGCCACTATTAATGCGGCTTCTGGTATCGTTAAAGCGGTTGCAACGGGCAAGTTTTGGCAGGCCGCTTTAATTACGGCAACGCTTGCCGCCCAAATTGCCGCCATTCAATCTCAGCAGTTTCCAGGATTTAAAGATGGGGTAATTGACATTAACGGCCCTGGCACCGGCACATCCGACAGCATTCCTGCGAGGCTCTCTCGTGGCGAGTCGGTAATGACCGCAGAAGAGACCAAGCGATACAAGCCCGTCCTTCAAGCCATCCGGGACAACAACTTTGAGGAGTTTGTCTCCAAGCGATACATTGACGCAATGGGGAGTCAAAATGTTTCTTCAGCCGTAGGCAATTCGTTTGCTGAAAACTTGACCAACTCGTTTGACCTTCAAACCGCAGAGTTGGCGCATTTGTTAAAGCAGAACAGGAAGGTTGCGATAAAGAATGTTGACGAAATCGCAAGGGCTATGCGTAGAGAAAGCACTTCGGCCAAGGTAATAAACAGAAGGAGATTCAAATGAGCTATACGGTAATTCTTGATGGAGTAACCTTGCAGAACGAGCCTATGGGCTTGATGGATGCAAAGTTGGAGGTGTATAGGGACAATCAGAATCCTGGCATTTTCAATGCCTTCATTTCGGATGTGACCTTTTGGGGGGATGGCTATGACATCCTTCTCCCATATTTTCAGTCGGATGAAACCTGCAAGACCGTTAAAGTAAAAATCATTGAGGATTGTGCTAATGGCTTGAATTTTGATGGAATCATTTATGTTGAAGACCTTGAGATAAATCTTGACAAGTGCAATATCTCCTGCTCCATTGAGGATGATTCTATTATTGGGCGAATCACGAGATTTTCTGACACGAGAGTCCCAATAAACACAGGGCAGAGTATGTCTCAAACATCCGAAGGAGGTGTAACTCTTACGGATATAGGATCTATCAAGAACACCCCTTATTACGACTCAAACACATCTTCCTACACGACCATTGAAAAACGATGGTTTAACATTCTTGAAACGAGCGACTATGTGCTAAAGTATTTGACGGATGGCAAGTGTGATGCCAAGAGCGTTTACTTGAGCGATCCATCAAAGGTGTATCGCCCAGACACCTGGCAGATAACGGTCACTTTTGCCAATCTGCCTTCCGTTGTTGTTCCTGCCGCAAATTGGTGGACTGTTACCTTCAAAATTTCTGGAGATATTTTTGGAGAAGACATCTTCATAAGCTCTATTCTTTCGGGGCTTCAGCCTTGGGCCGCTGCCTACAACTTGGCGAATGTCCTCAGTTCCCACACTTGGAAAATTCTTCAGCCTGGAACGATTGACTTCAGCAATGACGATGTGAACCGAGGCAACATCCCAACGAGGGCTTTCTCGCTGTATTCTCCAACAAATCTTCCTCCTAATCCAGCTACGGATCCTGCACCCATTTATTTGGAGTTTCCTTGGAATGTCTCAAACATTGAGCTTGTGGATGTTAGAAATTGGAACGACACGGTTTCCGACTTAACAAGGCTTCAAGTAACAATAACAAGCCCTGCGAGTGAAGCTGGCGGTGCAAACACAAACTTCAATTACGGAGCCAACAACTTTGTATTTACTTCAGGAAATGTTCTTCGTGCGCCATCGGCAAGTCAATCGGCCCCTTTTGTTGGTAAGGAGGAGATAATGAATGTTTCATTCAGCGACTTATCATCGGGCGTTTACGGACTTTTCAATTTGTGCATCATCCCAAAAAGAAATCCTGACGGAACCTACACGATTGAGCTTGAGCCAGAGCCTGAAACATTTGACGCTTCAACTCAAATCTTTGAGGTCAATGATATTAAGGACTTGATGTATAAGCGTAGCGATGACTTTGTTTTCTCAAGCCTTGAGACCGGGCTGACCGGTTCCAGGACGGGATTCCCTCTGCATCAATCCACGGGATTCACAACCAATGTCTGCTCGGAGAACGCTTTTAATGCGACATCCACATTCTTCCCGTCCAACTATGCCGACATCGCCTTCCGAAGCGATAACCTCGTTGACGAAAACATTTATATGGCCGAGCTTTATACACCGAATCCGAACTCGGTGGCATTCTATCAAGTAACGAAATCGCAATTTGCGACAACAACATCGGGTCAAAACACGATAGGCCGACAGTCATATCAGGAATCATGCTATTCAGTCATAAATCACTTCGTGGCAAGAAATCATATCAATAAGACGAGGAATGGTTATTTGCTCAATGGCAAGGTTATCCCAAAGACCAACAACACTTTTCCTTGGTGGGACATTACAGGTCTTGATGTTTCCATTCGCAATGCCCTTGAATTTCAGTATCCAATTAAGACAAGCCAAATCAATGATATTTTAGCGAATCCTTTTGGGTATATCCTTTGCGATGGAAAGAAAGGGTGGATAAACAAAATATCGTATTCTATTAAAACAGGAATGACAACCTTTGAACTTCTGACCGAATGATTATACCAAATCAACCCATTGTGTGCGTGGATAGCACGCTAAGCACAAAAGACCTCGTTCCTGCGGATTGGAACAGCGAAACGAATTACTACCAAGGAGGCATAACGGTAACCCTGGGGGTTGGAGTCACGGTTTCTGGGCCAACCAAGGGAACGGTTGATTTTAGGAATCAAGGCAACGATTGCAAGAATGCTATTTTAAGAATCCACGTTAGCGGTATAAACTTGCCCGAAGAATGCTCCATTATTCTTAACGGCCTTAGCGATATAAGTATAACG